TTCCGATCTGTCGCGAGTGCCAGGACCGTCAGTAGCAAAAGCCAACTGAAGCTGCGGGCTACCAACAAAGGCTGTAGCAACGCTGCCAGGTTGAGTGGAGCCAAGCGTAGGACAAAACTCCACAGAACAGGACCGTACACGATAAAATTCATAGGCAGCGGCTATGGAGACGACGGTGGAGGGAGCACTGTACTGATTGGGCTGGAGGCTCAAATAACCCTGGGTTAGACCACTAGAGTTGAGAGCACCCATGCTCTGAATGTACGAGCTCGTTACCACACACCGCGCCTGACCCATACCCGTAACCCGGGTTCTAGCCATAGGACGGGACATAGAAGTTTGAGAGGATCTGCGGCGTCTAGCCATGTTAACCAAGTAGAGGATGTAGGGGGGCGACGTCTCTAAACGTCAGGGGGGTGGACTCTTTATAATCAATGCGCTTATCCAAAGATTCTAGCTCCACCTGCTCGTCAGGTGTCATCCCAAACGCAAGCCAGAAGGAATACCTACTAGCGCTTGAAATGTGGCTCTCACATCTCATGCCACGAGACATGTAACCCAGCCCAGAGTCCATGATAATCTCCATCGATCGTGTGTCGGCCACACCCCCCAAACGTCCATAGAACGCCTCCCAAAAAGGTATTCCGGCTGTCAAGCTCAAGCCACAACTGCTGATGGCGCCGCGCCATCGGTCAAACTCAACCTCAGTATTCCAGGATAGTAGCGACACCATGTCCTTGCTGGCAGCGATATATGGATTCCGTACCATACGCCACCCACTCGAAGACCAAACGGGTTGAGCTTGGCAAAACTCAATCCGCTCGAAAACTGTCACGGGAGCTTCAATCGTGAGCTTGAAACCAAAATCCCGAAACCAATCCCCGATGTTGTCCAAAAGATGCAAATCACGTTGTTCACATATTACAACGCAATCATCACCATTGTTGGACAACCTAGCCTCAAGGCCGTTCTCCTCAAAATAAGCAAGAACGATGCAACTCATGATGTAGCAATTTCCCATACTGGTGTTGATGTCTCCCGACATGCGGCAGCCCTCAACAGTGTACTCTATGCGACTGCCGTCAACGTACCCAACTCCTCGGTTAACAAGTTGTAACGACAACAAATAAGCTAATTCGGGGGATTTAAAAACACTATTATAATACTGATGCTCAAACTCAGATGCCTCACGATTTGATCAACATGTTAGTCGTGAAGCACTTGAGTTTGAGCATCAGTATTATAATAGTG